CGTTTCCTTCAGCCGCTCCATCAAATACAATGGCAAAATCTCTGACAACTCCTTCCCTAAAGTGTAAAAAAAAACCAATGCACTTTGCACTTGTTGAGCTGACATCTTTTTCATTTCTTCTGTCCTAAGCCGTATGTTTCCATCATAAGCATCAATAATATAAATATCATTCTTCTTTTCTTTTATCGGTCTATAAAGAACAGCCATTACTTCAGGTAAATGCTTTTCAATTCCACCCTTAATAAATGTCTCTAAGTCTGCATACTCCCCTAATGTTATACTGTCTAAGTCAGGGTGAAAACCATACTCAATACCATCTATTTCAATTATCCTTTTTAGCTTTGTATCTTGCTTTTGTTGTAGCTCTGCTATCCTGCTCATTATAACTGCAACATCTGATAAAGCTAATTCCTTTACTAACTGCTTAGGAATGTTAGATAACGCTGCTATTGTTTCAGTTGCTTCTTCAGTCTTGCTACCTGTTTCAAAGTCAATAAGTTGCAACCATTTCTCAAGAGTTACATCTTCCCAACTGTTAATCAATTTGAACTCTTTTACCTTACCTTCCTTTTTGACTTTTACTTTCATCTGTTATATAATAGAAATTTGTTGTTTTTAGTTTACTGCACGTAATACTTCCCTGCGTTTGGATTGTCTAGGTGATAAATAACATTATACCTAACACCATCTATTGCGTGATTGTAGTTGTCTACATACAGCTTTGAACCTTTGTCAGCGTATATATAATTATTTAGCTCTTTAGCTATGTTGGTGCTTTCAGGAGTTATAACAAGTTCATAGTCTTGCATACGAGTTATACCACTTTCAATAGTTCCTTTTTTTACAGGTTTGATGTTTACTCCTAAATGTCTAAGGTCTGCTATTAGTCTTGGTTCTGCTGAGTCAGCTATGATAAGTTTGTTGTCTACTTTGTCTAATATGATTTGAGCTAGTTCGTTTGACTTTAATCCGTTCTTATAGATATGTTCTTTTAAATATATCTTACGCTTTCTTTTATCAATAGCTACTTCAGTAAGACTGTCAGGGTCTACACTAAAACCAAAGTCCATTCCACAAGATGTCTGTAAGCCATCAGGATTAAATTCTCCTATTGACCAATTCTCAAAGACTACTCCTTCTGCTTTGTCTAACCAACCCCCTAAGATTTTGTGTTGATACTTTTTAAAGTTTCTATGCTTTATGCTCTTAATACGCTCTAGGAAGCTCTGAGAGAGGTTTAATATATTATCTAGGTAGCTAGTATGTATATAGCATACATTGTCTTTAAAGCCGTTAAAACCACCCTCTACACCTTTGTCCTCAAAAAACCTTTTATATATCCAATGTTCTTTTGTGACAGGGTTTAATATTAATACAACTCTATTGTGTATTGTCTTTTCTCTAATACTTAAATCAATAGTGTCAAATATATTCTCATCAACAAGTTCTTCTGCCTCGTCTAATACCCATGTGCTTATTCCCTGTAAAGACTTTAGACTTGCTGTTTGGTTACCTGCTGAGGTTCTAATTCCTCTAAATAGAATGTCTGATTGATTGCTTGTGTTTACTACTTCTGCTTTATTTATGCTAAATACTTCATCAAACCCTAGCAGCCCTATCTTTTCCAAGAACTCAGGAATGATTGATAAGTGAGCTGAAGTCATTGTAAAACGAGTAAAGAGAATTCTTATCCCTTTAGTCATAGTCAGTAAGGTAAGAAAGACTGTAACAGCAAAAGACTTTCCTGAACCCCTACCGCCTGTGATTATAAAGTAACGAGCATCAGATGAAAATAAAGGATTGTATTTCTTATTCAGTATCAGTTTCAACAAATGTTATTACAGGCATATTAATAGCTTTATCGCCTGAAGTTATATCTACTCTATTTGTTTCGTTCCAACCTAACCTAGTCTTAGCTGCGTGTATTACAACTGAAGGTACTTTATCCTTTACACATTCATAATATTTTGACTTAATGAAGTCCTGCTGTATGTTTTCTATTTCTTCAACCTTAGCTGCAAATTCTTCATCTTCTTTTAGCCACTTATAAAAGTTTGTTCTGCTTAGGTCAGTTGCTTTTAAAGCTGTTGTTATTACTCCTAGACTTGACTCTAATGCTTTTAGTAATCTCTCTTTGTTAATCTTTGTTCTATTTTGTTCCATTACTTTTTGTATTTTTCTTCTAATATTACAGGTGTTGTATGCTTCCAACTTACTCTATGATGTAACCTCATATTCTTATCACCCATTAAGGCTACCTTTACTGAAGAAGGTTGAAAGATAACTGAGTAAAAAGATTTTATGTAAGTTCCTTTATCTAAATAAATATCAGTCATCCCCCCTTTATTACTTTGTGTTGTTTCTTGTTCTAGTGATAGTGTAGGAATAGTAAAGAAAATCTCACCAATTGTTGCTTTATGAGTATATGTATTGACATCCTCGTTTATCCTTCCGTTAAATTTAAAAGGTTTTTCAGTAGAACATATAAAGCTATTCATACACTTTCTTTTTAACTTCTTATTCTTAGCTGTTCCTGAACCTGCTCCACCTATAAAATCACCTCCCTGAGCCATTGCAATACTTTTTGCAGGAATTGTTTTGTAAAAGTCTAACATAACATCAAGCACACTATCTATATTTGTAATGCGTTTAGGTTTGTCTTTATTTGATTTATATAGTCTAAAATGGAAACTCCTGTAGTCATCATCCATTTGTATAAAATAAGTAACCCCTAAATCTTTAGCTATATTAAAACAAGCATTTCTAGCATATACGATTGCCCTTCTATCTTCAAAATTATCTGCTTCATCAAAAGTTTTTGCTATTGCTTTCTTATCAAACATTATAACTTTATCACCAAAATTCTCATAATATATGTCTGCTGATTTATCTTCATTATCAATTACTATATAAATATCACCTGTATATCCTGATTTTTTTAAAGTGTTATATGTCATAACATTATCAGGTCTTCCGTGTGTTAGTATAAATACTGCGAAATCTTTATTCTCCATATTCCTCATCATATAATTCTTGAACCTCTTTACTTAACTTAACATATCCATTCTCAATAGCTTTATTAAAATCAATTATAACTAAAGCACTATCTTCCATTAAGTCCTGAACTTCTTTATTTGAGTGAGCATAGAAGTCTGCAATACTTTGATAGTTAAATACTGTATGCCTATAAGCAGCTTTTATTAAAAATTCTTTTTCTTCCTTTTCTATATTAGAAAGTCCTATCTTTTTTATTAACTCTTTTACTTTATCTTCATTGTAAAGTTCTTCTTCTTTTGGCTTTTCATTTTTAGGTTCATAAGTAGGAGCTTCAATATTCTTTGTATAAACTTCTTCATCTTCTTTTACATCATCTTCATTTTGCCATACATCTAAACCCCATTCTGCAAGTTCTACACTATCCCATTCATTAGCTAACATATCCCATTCCCACTCTCCAAACCCTACATTGTCTTTGACGATAAATTCTTTCTTTTGTTCTTCAGTAAGTCCTTCTGCTACTTCTATCCATACTTCTTTTAGCCCTGCTTCTTTACTTGCCTTCAATCTCATATTTCCACCTAAGACAATCATATCTTCATCAACTACAATTGGTCTGAGCTTTAACATTTCAGGAAATTCCTGTATTGACTTCACTAGCTTTTTGAACTTATCGTTTTTTATTATTCTAGGATTGTTAGGGTTTCCCTTTACTTTACTTATCTTAACTTGTTGTTTCATAGTATATAATAGAATTTTTGTTAATTTATTTAATAGTCTTCATTTACTCCTCTTGTTCCTATAAGCTTTTCTTTTGCTCCTGCCCAAAGCTTATCACCTCTTTTTTTTTTACTTAATGATGCTTCAGTTCTTTTAAGACTAGGCATTCCTTCTGTTGGTTTACTATCCATATACTTACCACAACTGCATTGAGCTTCTTTGCATACCCACTTCTTATCTCTTAGGACTATTGTAGCTTTGCCAACTTCTTTTTCTTCTTTACAACATTTGCAA